TGCGTGTTCCCATCGGCAGCCCTACAAGGCAAGCATAATGGAAATACAAGCAATACATTCCGCATTCGGAATCCTTGTACTGGTGACGGGTCTTGTTGAAGGTGAGCTTCATCTCATTCTTGTGAATTCCCGTGCCGTCCCACTGCTCCTTCCAGCGCTTCATGAGCGTCTTCACTTCCTCTTCCGGTGTTTCGGCATACGAATCGAAGTAGGTACACCGAGGGTGCTCCAACTCGGGACGAATGTCGCAATACAGGGCGACCCAGTGCTGTCCCGGTCCATCGTGGGGATCCGTATTGATCACAATTCCAAATTGCTGCTTCCCCTGCTTGTAGAGCTCGGGGAGCTTCATTGAACACAGCGTAGACACCAAGCACTTGCGGGTCTCGTCCTGAAGATCAAAATCAATGGGCACCGTGCCCACATAATGGTAATCGTGAAAGAGCTTTACGTAGTTCTCTTCCACCTTGTCAATGTCATCCGACGACAGCCACTCCTCCCGATTGACGAGCCACTCTGCCGGCGCCTTGGGGCGACGAAGCATGCTGCCGATAATACACTCTGCGCGTCCCGTCTTGCACTTGGACTGAAGACGACGCTGAAGCTCTTTCCAGACCGTTTCGGGATCTTTCTTCGGAACGGGTGTCTCCTTCGGGTGTTCCGAATTGTAGACAGACCGAAGCCGTTCTACCTCCTCTTCACCGAACAGGAGCATCTCTTGTTCAAAACGGACACGATTAATTGTGGAGACAGGACACCACACAAATGGAGCGCATCACACCTACTCTTGCACGCTACGTTGAGCTGAACAAGCGGTTGACGGAGACCAATGCGAAAGCAAATGAGCTTCGCGATCAGCGTCGGTCACTGGAGCTGGACCTTGCAGCTGCGTACGCAGAGGCCGCGCGGCGAGAGCCCATTCCAGACAAGATTGAATTGACCAATTCCCAGCTGGTCTTTCAGATGCGAAAGCCCGGGGAGTGGAAGAAGGGATGGACCCTCTCCAAAAAGCAACTGCAAGACTATCTCCTGGAAATCCTCCCCGAGCACGGAGAAGATGTCATGAAAGAGATTGTTCGTCGCCATGAGCCCAAGCTCGTTGCGAACGACTACTCGTTTGAACTGAAACCGTTTGAGTAACTCACTTCAAAGGAACATACGTCGAAGGCTGTTGTGTGGATTGCGGTGGGGGCGCTTGGAGTGCATCCTGCATGTCGCGGAGCATCTCTTGCATGGTTTGGAGCATATGTTGTGCCTCTTCAATGTTTTTGCCCGGCAAGAACCCTGTTTGGACTCTTGTGAGGTGCGTTGCCAGTTGCCGGTTGGCTTGCATTGCTCGGAGGGCGAGAGTATGGACCCGGTGTTTTACCATCAATAGATATGCTCCTCTCGCAAGATATTTTTAAAACGGATCGTAGTGTCTATACCAAAGCGATCACCAATGGACACGTATTGCCCCTACAATCCCGCCAACCGATGGTTCACGGAGAAAGACATTCACAAGATCCTTCACAAGCATGGGCTGCCTCACTATCGGGTGAGCAACCCACGCGTGTTTCAGACGGCGATGGTTCACACAACCTATGTCCGACGCCTGGAGTACACGACGCCGACTGGAGAGCCCGCCCAATTGGCACCGTGCCCGCCCGGTGTCATGCCGCTTCAAGACGAATCGTATGAGTGCTTGGAGTTTGAAGGAGACAGCGTCTTGGGCGTCTGTATCGCAACGTATCTGCGAAAGAAGTATCCTGAGCGCAAGCAGGGGTTCCTGACGGATGCGCGCAAGACACTGGTCAACAATGAATGCATTGGGCAGTTGTCCAAACACCTGGGATTGGACAAGTTCTATGTGATCAGCCGACACAATGAGGAATCGGCTGCGATCAATGGACGTGGAAACTTGAAGAAGTTGGGGGATATCTTTGAAGCGTTCTTGGGAGCTCTGTGGACAGATTGTGGCAACCGATTTCACATCGTCTCCACCTTTGTGACGACGGTGATGGAGTCGTATCTGGACATCGATGAAGCCGTCAACGCGACGACAAACTACAAAGATCTCTTTCAGAAATACTGTCAGCGTGAACTGAAGTGTACTCCGGTCTACGTGATGTTGGTAAACGATCCGAAGAAGAGTGAAATTCGGGTTGCGGTGACGGATGCGAGTGGGACGCATCTTGCCTATGGATACGGAACCACACGAAAGAAGGCAGAGCAGATGGCTGCTCGGGAAGCCCTTAGTAGCACTGGGTCCCTCCCCGCATCTTCTTCTGCGTGAGCAAGCGACCCTTGCGATAGCGCTTCAGGGTCCGTCCACGCGGGTGGAGGATCGTCTTGGTGCAGATGGCAATGGCAGCGGACTCCTTGTTGGATCCCTTGCGTGCCTTGACCGTCTTGCGAACCGCCTTGACGCAGTGATCAAACTTAGTCCGAAGGGTCTTGCGACGACCTCCGGAACTCGTAACGATACGTGGAAACTTCCGTGTCTCATCTTCCCATTTTGGACCCTTTAGATACTCAGCGCGCTCCTCCTTCCTCTTTCTTTCTGCCTCCTCGGCAGCGCTCCTATCAGCCGCACGTTTTTCATCTTCTGGCGTAACAATTCCAGCCAATACTCCAGGTACTACCGGAACGCCCTCTGAGAACCGAGCCCTTCTTTCTGCTTCTTTTGCTTCTTCTATTTGCGCATTTAACGCCCTCATAGTTGACTGTGGCTTCTGCCCGCCTCGTCTACGACCCATTTACTCTCCCCCGACACAAAACCTCGCGGACACCATGGAGGGAGAATTTATCCTCCGACAGTATAAAGACAAATGGGAGGCGGTCTTCTTCAGCTCGTTGCCTATGGCGCACAGGATGCCTATCTGACTGGCAATCCTCACATTACCTTCTGGAAGGTGCTCTACAAGCGCCACACCAACTTCGCGATGGAGGCGATGCGTGTCAACTTCACCGGTGCGCCGTCCTACGGCCAGCGTGTCGTTGCCGTCGTCAACCGGAATGCGGATCTCGTGTGGAAGACCTACGTGGAGATCACGCTCCCCGACACGACTGGCCCCGATCTTCCCGGCAGCGAGGGTGCGTCGGATGACGTCTACTGGTCGCGTGGAGGCCGTCGTCGCCTCGGATACCTCCTTCTCCAGCAGATTGAGGTGGAGATTGGTGGCCAGATCATCGATCGCCACTACGGCGAGTGGCTCTACCTCTGGGAGACCCTCACGGCGGACTTTGACACCTCCATGAAGCTGGACAACATGCTCGGCGGACAGTATGGCGGCACGGTGTCCACCTCCCTCACCTGCGGTGGTCGCCCTCCCGTTCTCTACGTCCCCCTTCAGTTCTGGTTCAACCGCAATCCCGGTCTTGCTCTCCCTCTGATCGCCCTCCAGTACCACGAGGTGCGCTTCAACATCACCCTCAATGATGCGACCAACCTTGTGACCTCCAACTCCTCCAACACCTCGGCAAACTCGATTGCCAGGGCCGCGACCCAGCTCCCCGCCCTCAAGGACATGGCCCTCTACATTGACTACGTCTACCTCGACGTGGACGAGCGCCGTCGCTTTGCCCAGGAGAGCCACGAGTACCTCATTGATCAGCTCCAGTATGAGGGTCAGCAGCAGATCACCACCTCGTCTGCGCGCCTGGACCTCACGCTCAACCACCCTGTCAAGGAGCTTGTGTGGGTTCTCCAGGATGCGCGTGCGACCGACTGCGGTGCAGTGACGGCCCTCATTGACACGACCACCGGATCGCTTGCGACAAACACCCTCCCCTTCCAATACGCCGACATCATCAACCGCGGGCGCCTCCAGCTCAACGGACAGGATCGCTTTGATGAGCGCTACGGTGACTACTTCTGGAAGGTCCAGCCCTACCAGCACCACACTGGCGGTGCCTTCACGCGCGCAATCGTCGACACTCAGGTATCTTCCGCAACTGATGCGGTCATCTGCACGTCTACCCCCAACCCCATCAACGTGTACTCGTTTGCGATCAGCCCTGAGGAGCACCAGCCGTCCGGCACGTGCAACTTCAGCCGCATTGACAATGCGACCCTCGTGTTTGACAGCGTGACCTCTGGTGTTGCGGGAACGTACCCTAGCAAGTCCTTCCCCTACAACTTCCGCATGTACGCCGTCAACTACAACATCTTCCGCGTCATGTCCGGTATGGGCGGCCTCGCATACAGCAACTAAAAAGGATCGCAGATGTCGTAACGACAACCGATCCTGTCCCAACAAACAACAACATCAAAATCTCCGCGATCATAGAGTTTAGACGTCGTCCTCACTGTAATTCCAAATGAACTATTGGGGCTATCATCTCGTTCTGAATGCACGCAGGTGCCGTCCGGCTGCGATCCGATCCGCTGAGACAATCACGCATTTTACGAAGGATCTTGTGAAGAAAATCGACATGGTGCCCTATGGAGAGCCCCAGGTCGTTTTGTTTGGAACGGGAAACAAGAAGGGATACACGCTTGTTCAGTTGATTGAGACAAGCAATATCTGTGCGCATTTTGTGGAGGAGACCAATGACATGTATCTGGATGTCTTTTCGTGCAAGCCGTTTTCTGCCGGAGATGTGAAGGAAGTTCTTCAGCAGTATTTTGCTCCGGAACACTCGGACTCATTTCTTCTCAAGCGCGACGCCAACAAGCGTCTGCTTTAACTTCTCCAAGTACAAGATCGCATCCATGTGCTCTTCCTGCGCATGATTGATCCAGTCAATCACAGACAAGTCCGTCCGATCCAACGTTGTCCCATACTTCTTCTTGCCAACCTCCGACCGAATCTGAAACTTCGCAATAATGGTCCGCACAATGCTGTCCATTTTTATGAAGGAGTGTCGTCACGTCTGAAAGTGCGTTGGAGCTCCCAGAACTCACAATACAACACACAGGCGAGAAGTCCGATGAGAAATGTCAGAAAGACAACGACAATTAAATACGGATCCATTAGTAAGAAATGGGAATTCCCCGTGTCTATTGGTACGTGCTTTTAATCGTGATGCTGGAGACGATGGCCATGTCGTGCTTCAAGCGGAGTATGGACAGCACGCCTTGGTTCGCAGCTGGTGTTCTCTTCTATGCCGGTGTTGGGTATCTTCTTCGGAAGACATTCAACACGACGGGTATGGCAATGACGAATGCACTCTGGTCTGGCTTGTCGGTTGTTGCAACGACAACTGTCGGCATTCTGCTGTTCAAGGAGATGCTTCATGCACACGATTACATCGCGATTGCGATGATTGCGGGAGGTGTGATGATCTTGAAGGTTACTGATTAACAGGGAACCGATCAAGGCGCAAGCTCCGCTTGTTGATGTAGTAGTTCCACACAGGCTTCAATTCATCGGATCCGTCAAATGCGATGACGAAGCACCAATCCGGATCAACGCTGCGTTCCTTTCTGTACCGGGCTTTTTCAAGAACTTCGACTTCCATTGCGGCATACGTCGAAAACAGACGCATGT